TAGGAATTTCAAAGGACATTCCAGCTGGTGGCAAGGTCGCACGAGAAATAGAATCTATTGCTCCTCTTTCGCCGTTAGCAATTCCGTTGATAACTTCGGTTGATTGTGGGGTTGGGATAAATGCTGCGTTGTTGGAAGTTGTGTCAGCTGCCATTACATATTGACGGCTATCTTCGTTTCCAAGTGCTGCACGAATGTTGTGTTCTAAGTAAGAAGCTTTTGAATTGATTGGGCTTCTTGGTGCTGTGAAGATTGCAGGACGCACGTTGCGTTCTTGGGCTTCAACAGCTGGGGTTGCTACAACTTCTGCTGCAACTTCCTCTACTACTTCTGGGGTAACTTCGTTTGACACGAGTTCCTCGCTTTCTGTTGGTTGTGAAATATCTGCGCTTGCAGCTACTTCGGTTATTTGGGCATATTCGCCAAATGCTGGAAATGTGACGTGTGAAACTTCTCTAAGAGTTGCTTCGTTAACAATTACTTGTTCACCTTTGGTAACATAATCGTCAATCATTGCGCCTACGCTAAATCCAGTTCTTAAACCCTCTTGTGCTTCGGCTAATGCGTCGTCTCCTGCGTTTGTTCTGGCGATTTTGAATGTTCCGACAATTCCTTTGTCGTCTTCTTCATATCTTGATAATTTACCTATTGGTCTAGTCATATCGTGTTCGGTGAAAAGTTTTATACCCTCACCAATCTTTAATGAGCCTTGTTGAAAAACAACATCACCCATATTGGTATGTCCTACCTGACCAAAAGGAACAATAACGCCTGTTAATTCACGTTTTGATGAATTAGCTGCGATAATGTCGGTTGAGAATTTAATAAAATTATTCATTTATCAAATCTTCCCTTTCTCTTGCTTCCTCTACTGTCATTACACCTAAAGGAATAAGTTTGCTGTATATATCTGCGCGTTCTTGTGCGCTTGGTGAATAGAATTCTTCTAAATCGTATTTAACAACTGAACCACGTGGGGTTATGTCGTTATCGCTAAGTCTTTGTGTAATACAAGTCATTAAAGGACGTAATGACAAGTCAATCAAGCTTCTGCGTTCAGCTGTAACGTTTGAATAAGTCATTGAACCACCTGCATTACCACCTACGTAATATTCAGGTAAATTACAAGCCCTAGCAATCTCAGAAGCCATATATTGACGTGCCTGGTTTAGCGTTAATTGTTCTGGGCTAAATCCTATGCTTTGAAAATCGATTGTGTCGTTAACAAAAGCTGTGCCACGTGTTTGTCTTGCTTCTTTCCAAGAATTTAATAGGGCTGTAACTCTTTCGGCTGGCATAGGCAAGTTTGATTTCAACACAACGTTAGGTGTTGGTTCATCTGCAAATCTTTTAACTGCCTTTTCTAAAGCCAAAGCTGTTTGTATTGTTATTCCTGCTCTTACAAGCAATCCCTCGTCGTAACCAGTAAAAGGAATTAAACTTCCTAAACCGTTTTGTGGAACAACTGTGCCGTCCACGCTGTAGTATCGAACATTGAAACCCTCTGCATCTAAAGTTCTTGTAACACGTGAAGTTGAAATCCACTCAGCTGATAAAGGTCGTCCGTCCGTGCCAAGTTCAAGTATTCTTAAATATCCTTGACCTGTAAATAATAAATCTTCTGCAAGAAATGTATATACAGATTGTCCAGTCATACGTGGGTCTGGTTGTCTAATAAAAGGTGGGGTTGGAACTTTGCTGTTATTTGATTCGCGTCTAACTTCTAAAGGTAATGAACCGATAGTTGCACAAATAATGTTTCTGGCTCTTGCAACTGCTGGAACTTGCATAGCTTGTGCTCTGTTGATTGATGATAAACCAAAATAGTCAAATGGTTGGGCGTATTGTTGGTAATTGTAAGGCGCTACAGCAGCATCTACTTTGTTTACGCTGTCGTCTGGTGTTACACCAAGAAGATTTTGAAAGAAGCCCATAACTTCTAATTCTTTACCAAATCGTTATAATAGTCAAGCACCTAAGCAACTACAATGTCTTGGTTTGAACCACGTATGCCGTACTGTTCGGCTTTGAATACAGCTAACACCATTGAAATAGCAGCTGTTGATTGTTGTCGTCGCATAATATACCAAGCCCCAGACTCGTTTGCTTTTTTAATACAAGAATTAACGCTAGTTGTTAAATCAGGTTGGTTACTATGAGCTAGTCTACCACCACTCATAGCAGACAATGTTGAATCACAAGCTTGATAATAGTCACTTCCTTTAATTACTTCTGCGTTTATGCCTGCTTGCCTTAGCTTGGCTACTACTGAGTCACCACTAAACCTGTTAGCAACTATTGCTTCGGCGTTATAATGTTTAGCCCACTCGGATACACGTCCAGCAATAATTAAATCATCTATTGCATATTCTGATTCAACTGATTCCATAAGACCTACAGCTATTGAACCATCATCTAATACTTGTGTTCCTGTTAAAGCCCAGCTTGTTCGTTCTGGTGATATTTCTAAACCTAACCAGGTTGGTCTATCTGGTTTAAGTTGTAAGTTTGGTTGCATACAAGCATTGAAAGACCCAAGTGGCCAAGGGCTGTTCATTGTTGTTACCCACATACTTAAACACTCGGTCATAAAGACTTCTGTTGGGTCTGACATTCTGGCTTTGATTGCTGAAATGTCAATAGTGCGACCTAGTGCAGGGTTTGCTTCTTTCCAACCCTCTATGTCGTTAAGTTTTCTGTGTGGTGCAGCTGACCATTCCATAAAGTTAATATCATCTTGAGTATCTTTTTCGATTTTTTCTAAAGCACGCTGTCTAAGATTGTTTAGTACAACGCTTTGGTGGTCACCTGCGTTACTGATAAAGAATCCTTGGGAATTAGGGCGTGCCTGCATTGTGTACGCCAAAGCTGAGTATGCGTCAAAGTTTTTGTGTTGTCTTACTTCGTCCAGGTAAACCACATCTGAAGATAAACCTCTAGCTGCGCCTGCTGTTGGTGCAATGATTTTATAACGACAACCTGTACCTTTAATTTCTATTTCTTCTCGACCATTAGCTCTGGTAATGTGTTTAACTTTACGTCTAAGCCAATCAAAGTTATCTACAACTTCTATAACCTGTCTAAATGTCTCTAAAGATAAATCTCGGTTTTGCGCCGTAGCTACCTGTAACTTTTCGTCCCAAAGGTAAAGCCCAGCCAAAATACGCATACGTAACAAATGTGTTTTACCATTTTGTCTAGCTGCAATAATCAGGTTAGTCTTATGTTGAAATGAACCATCTTCTTTAATCTTGCTCGACTCAAGGATTACATTTTCTTGCCAAGGCAGCAAAGGCATACCAATTTGTTTGGCAAACTCAACAACTTCGTGACCTTTAGTTTGGCTCGCTATTGGTGTGGTCTGTAGTCTCGGTTCTGAATTGCCGTAATGCTTCAAGTGGGTCTTCACCAACTTCTAGTTCAGGTTTCTCTTTACGACCAAACAAGCTAAGCCCATACTTATCTAAAATCTGTTGTAACTGTCCCATATACTTAACTTCTTCAATAGGTTTCAATGTTCCACCATCAAGAACACCAGCTAAAGTAAACGCCATAGCCATACCAGCAGCATCAAGGTCTGTAATCATTCCCTGACGTAACGCTTCAATATGTGCCCTATCTAATGCAGGCAGAATTCTGTGCTTTTCTTCTTTAATCATTACAACTAACTCCTTTAGGTAATTCAAACGGGCTTTTAAGCGCTTTTGGAGAGAAAGAAGTGGCAGGGGTCGGTGGTGTCTTATCGTGCTCAAAAAATCGTATCATTTCGCGTTCTTTTTTCTTTCTTGCTCGTTTACGATTAAATTGTTGCTCGGTCTTTGAGCCTTTAGAGTAGTTGCAATGTGAGCAAGCAGCAACGAGATTACTGAGTTCATCTGTGCCCCCTTTGTCGATGGGTGTGAGATGGTCGACTGTATTAGCTGTAGGAATTCCACAGTAGTAGCAGGTGTTGTTGTCTCGTTTAAGGACGAATGCTCTAAGCTTTCGCCATCTTGTTGATGAACCATTACGTCTTATTATATCCATACGTTTATATTATATATGTTTAGAACCTTTGAGTGTTGAAGTACAGAGAACGGCTTAATGATTAAAACCATTCTCTTAGTATGAACCCCTGAGGTTTCGTACTTTCAAACGGACGCGTTATTTCTTATTCTGCGTAGTCTCGCCATATCATCACAAACTTGTTTAACTACCAGGAGACTCGTTGATAGTAGCCTGTGATGTCGTAACTTCTCGTATTGTTACACGCTATGCATAGTGGGCATAGTTGTTTAAGACCCTCTAACGGCCATTAAATTGCTTACTAAGCAACCCT